AGAGGCCGCAGTACTTGCAAGCACTCACGCTTTGTTAAGTCTCGCATTGATAGCAACAACGGAACTTACCCATTAGAGATCTCAAGCCGCGCCACCGAAGAGGACGCCGCTAAAGCCAAGAAGTCAAGCAAAGACTTTAGAGAGTTTGTTATCAAGTACGGAAGGATTGAGGTCTACTAAATGAAGAACGGGGACATCAGTAATGAGCTCCCCAAGAGAATACTCGTTACAACAGACGCGTTTTCAATTGTGGAATCTAGTATTACAAAACGGTTTAAAATAATACCTAAGGTACATAGAGAGCTAAAGCTACGTAAAGACATCCTTAGTAAGTTTTATTTGTACACCACGCGCAAAGGGGTCACCCTTGAGCTGATTTCATATGAGATTAACTCAGAGGACCTTGAAGAGTTGATGCTTACTTTAGATGCGATGGGTACTAACCCATTTCGCTACTCAAGAGCCTATGACTCTATAGAGGCTGTGATGCAAGACTTGCCATACAGACCTGAAGTTCTTGGCGTTATAGATCAACCAAAAAATCTGCTACGGTACGGTCACTGGGGAATGGACTTTAACTATCTATGAACAATGAAGCTTATCTAATAAGCAAGATCATTACTGAAAAGAGTATTGGTTACGCCCTTGAGCGCGGAATTACTGAAGAGTGGTTTGCTGACACTGAAGAAAAGAATCTTTATAGGTTCTTACAGCATCACTACACTGAATACCAAGAGTGCCCTAGCTTAGAGATCATCCAGTCTAACTTTAGAAACTACACTCCCCCAGTAGTTGAAGACCACATTGATTACTTCATTGATAAGTTAGTAGAAGGTCGTCGTAAGGCTTTAATTATTAATACGATGATTGATGCTAGTCAGTCACTTGAATCTAAGAAGCTTAATGCGCATGAAGACGCGCTTATTAAATTACAACAAGGCTTTGCTCTACTAGAGCAGTCTGGTCTTGGTTCTACTAACGACCTTGAAATTAGAAAGGCTGCTAAGTCTGCTATGGAAGAGTACATAAACCGTAAGAACAGTCCAGGGTTACTAGGTCTACCTACCGGCTTTCCAACTATGGATGCTTCTACCTCAGGCCTACAACCAGGTCAGCTAGTAGTTATTGTTGCACCCCCTAAGACAGGTAAGTCAACGCTTGCTTTGCAGATAGCTATTAACTGTCACCTTAATGGTCACAAGCCTATGTTCATGTCATTTGAGATGAGCAACAACGAGCAGAAGACTCGTTACTACGCTATGCGTGCTCGCATCTCTCACAAACGACTTATGACAGGAACCCTTACCGCTGAAGAAGAGCAGCGTTATGAGCGTATTGTTACTAGCATTCAAGATATGAATGATGACTTCTGGTTTACAGACTCCTCTAGCGGTTTAACCGTAAGTGCCGTTGCCAGCAAGATTCAAGGAAAGAACCCAGATATTGTCTTTATTGATGGAACCTACCTTATGTTTGATGAGGTAACTGGTGAGTCCAATACTCCACAAGCAATTACGCAGATCACTCGCAACCTTAAGCGCTTAGCCATGAAGATTAACAAGCCTGTTGTTATCTCTACTCAGGCTCTTGCATGGAAGATGAAAAAAGGTCAGGTTAGCGCGGACTCTATCGGTTACTCCTCATCTTTCCACCAAGATGCTGACGTTATCTTTGGTCTTCAGCGCGAGGATGAGAACGTAGATGACACCCGATTGCTTCGTGTTATTGCCAGCCGTAACTCAGGCCTTAGTGAGGTGTCACTAATGTGGGATTGGAACACTGGCGCTTTTAGAGAGATGGATAACAACGACCTATGACAGTAGAAGAGATGCAGGAAACTCTTGCCGACCTTGGCATTAAGGTCATTGGAACTCGTGGTTGGGAAGTGCAAGGGGAATGCCCAGCACATGAGGAACGAACAGGGCATCCAGATCGTAACCCCTCTTGGTATATCAACGCGGACTCTGGCGCTCACATATGCTTTTCATGCGGGTTTAAGGGAAATCTTTATTCACTAGTTGCCTATGTACGAGGTGTTCCGTTAGATCAGGCTACCGACTGGGCAAACACTAACCTGAACTTAGTAGCTCGTCTTATGCGCTTAACCGAACCCGAGAAAGCGCAAGCAGAAGAGACAGTAAGAGTTACTGAATCAATGCTCAGCGCTTTTGTAGATGTGCCGGCTGAAGCTTTGCAAGCAAGAGGTCTCACACGTGAAGCCGCTAATCTATACGGTATTCGTTGGGACAGACATAACGGTAACTGGATTATTCCTGTGCGACATGTGTATGGTACTTTACTAGGCTGGCAAGAAAAAGGATTTAGTACACGATATTTTAACAATCACCCAAAAGGTATGAAAAAGGGCAAAGCACTTTTTGGTTATCAACAGTACAAATCGGGTGACATGATTGTTGTTGAGTCTCCATTAGACGTTGTACGGTTAGCCTCAATAGGTATACCAGGCGGAGTTGCTACTTTTGGCTGCTCAATCACTATTGAACAGCTAAGCGCAATACGTGGAGCTGACCGCATAATCTTTGCTTTAGACAATGATGAGGCTGGCAGAGTAGCCTCTAGAGATATGATTATTCGCTGCCGAGAGTTAAAAGCTGAAGCATGGTTCTTTAACTATAAGGACACTGACGTTAAAGATGTTGGCGCTATGAGTCGAGCAGAAGTAGTATCCGGTTTACAGAACGCACAGCACATGATTCGTGGAGAGAAGGCTATTGCATGATTATCGGTCTAACAGGTTACGCTAGAAGTGGTAAAGACTCAGTAGCAAAAGTTCTTGTAGATCATTACGGATTTATCCGCTTGGCATTTGCTGACCCAATTCGAGACCTTCTTTTAGAAGTAAACCCAATCCTTGATAAAGGTAATCGTCTTAGTTCATTAGTAGATGAGTATGGCTGGGATATAGCTAAAGCTCAACCAGAAGTTAGAAGACTTTTACAGACTCTGGGAGTAGGTGCCCGTAAGGTATTTGGAGAAACCCATTGGATAGATCAGACTCTAAAGCATATTCCACCAGTGGCTTATTACTTAAATAATTTTGTTATAACAGATGTTCGTTTTAAAAATGAAGCAGATGCCATTAAAAATAACGTACATGTTTCAAGTCATATTTGGCGCGTAGAGCGCCCAGGTGTAGGCGCTATTAACAATCATATATCTGAGTCTGAAATGTCGACATTTACTGTAGACCAGATCTTTACTAATAACGGTACTATTGAGGACCTTGAACTAATGATCAAGACTTGGATGAACGGCTTAAAGTGAGCCCTTACATTGATAAAGATGTAATGAAGAAATACCAAAGAAACTGGATGCGCAATCGTCGTCAACTTTGGGTAGATTCTCACGGCCCCTGCGCACACTGCGGCGGTTCTGATAGACTTCAGGTAGACCATATTGACCCATCTAAAAAGACCATGAACCCCGCAAAACTTTGGTCCATGTCTGATAAAAATAACAAAAAAATAGCGGAACTTGAAAACTGTCAAGTGCTTTGTCACGCTTGCCACTGGAAAAAGACTCTAAAAGAAAGAAGGGAGCGTAAAGAATCAAATGACTTTTACGGGGACTCTCCTTCCATACCAACCTGAGGCAGTAGACCGCATGTGCGACCGCTCTAGCATGCTGGTTGCCTATGACTTGGGTTTGGGTAAGACTGTTATTACCATAGCCGCTATAGAACGCTTGATGGATGAGCGGAAAATAGATGAGCCAGGCCTTATCATTTGCTTATCCTCACTTAAATACCAGTGGGCTAACCAGATTGAGAAGTTTACAGATGGCACTTCACGCGCTTTGGTCATTGATGGAACCCCGTCTAAAAGAGAAGCCCAATACGAAGAGGCTTATGATTGGCGTAACTCTGGGGTTGATTACATTGTTCTTAACTATGAACAAGTGGTCAACGATTGGAAGTTCGTCGAAAGACTTCCTAGAGGATTTGTAGTACTAGACGAGGCTACGGCCATTAAATCGTTTAAGTCTAAGCGATCTAAGCAGGTTAAGAAGTTAATTCAGACCCCCTATCGCTTTGCTCTTACGGGCACTCCTATTGAAAATGGTAAGCCTGAAGAGCTGTACTCCATCATGCAATTTGTTGACCCTTCTGTTCTTGGTCGCTTTGACATCTTTGACTCAGCTTTTATTGTAAGAAATAGCTGGGGCGGCGTTGATTACTATAGAAACTTATCCACCCTACACACCACTATGAAAGCCGCCTCTGTTCGTAAAGCTCAGAAAGATCCAGATGTAGCTCCTTACCTTCCAGAGACCATTCATCAAGACCCAATCAAGATTAGCTTTGATCGTAAAACAAGCAAGCTTTACTCCAAGATTGTAAATGACCTTTTGTTTGACTTAGAAGAGGCTCAGACTTTATTTGGGGCGTCCTTTAATGTCTTTTCTCATTACGGCTTAGAGTCTTCACGAGGAGGCCCTGAAGATGAGATGCGTGGCAAGATCATGTCTAAGATTGGTTGCCTAAAGATGCTCTGCTCTCACCCAGACCTGCTCCGTACTAGCTCTAGTAAGTTTGAGTTGATGAATGGAGAAGGCTCTGCATACGCAAATGAGCTGGTTATTGGAGGTGCCCTTGAGGGTGTTACTAGCTCACCTAAGCTTGACTACCTAGTTCAGTATGTAAAAGACTTTCTAGAGCAGAATGACGAGAATAAGGTAGTTATCTTTGCTACCTATGTAGACATGCTGGACATGATTGCTGACGCTTTGGGCCGAGAACAATGCCGCCTTTATTCAGGCAAGTTAGACGCTAAGACTAAAGAGACTAACAAGATTGCTTTTAATACAGACCCCGCTGTGCGTGTTCTTATATCTAGTGACGCTGGTGGTTATGGGGTGGATCTACCTGCCGCTAATCTATTGATTAACTATGACCTGCCATGGAGCTCAGGCACAGCCGTCCAACGCAATGGTCGTATCAAGCGCGCCTCTAGTCTGTGGCCTTCTATTGTTATTACTGACATCATTGCTACAGGCTCTATTGAGCAGCGCCAATGGGAAGTTTTACAGCAGAAGAACGCCTTAGCCAATGCTGTTATTGATGGTGAGGGCATAACTGAGGACGGCGGAGTAGAAATGAGCGCTGGTAGCTTAAAGCAGTTCTTACAGAGTTCTATTGTATAATTGATGAATGCCTAACGCACCTAAGACACCGACCCGTACCATCCGCGTCTCGGATGATATTTGGCTTGCCGTTCAGAAGAAGGCCGCTAAAGAGGGCGTTACAGTTACTAGCATTATTATCAAGGCGTTAGAAAGCTACATCAAGGTTGACAAGTCTCTAGAAGATAACTAATGTGGTGCCCCTAGGGGGTACTAATGAATATAGAAGAGTTAAAGAAAAACGCTCGTCAGTTTCTAGCATTAAAGACTGAGATGGGCATGCTGGCAGATCGCCAAAGCGAACTTAAGAGTCGCATGACTCAAGACATAGACACTCTTGAACCTGATGATAAAGGCCATAGGGTTATATCTTTTGAGGACGCCATTATGGGCAATATAAAGGTCACTAAGCAGCGCCGTGTATCCAAGAACTTAGACATGAACGTTGCAGAGCAAATCCTCACCGATAAAGGTATAAAGAACACCTGTATCAAGATGGTTCCTGTGCTAGATGAGGCCGCAATTATGGCCGCCTTTTACGAAGGTTACCTAACTGAATCTGACATTGACACAATGTTTCCTGCAAAGGAGACCTTTGCGTTTATTGTAGAGAATAAATGACAGACGACTTTATTGATCAGGCTTTTGCTGACCTTGATGAGTACTACCCAGGCAGTAAAAAGAAGCGCAAGGCAATAGCCAAGAAAGACCCAGAGATTGTTGTGTCTAAGAACTGGGACTCTAATCCAACTAAGCGCACGCTTCCTAATGGTAAAGACGTTGAGTTGTTTCTTATTGGGTCTCTAGCCTCTGCCTTAGGCAGGCCTATCATTACAATTCGTACATGGATTAAAGAGGGTTACCTACCCTCAGCGCCCTACAGACTTCCCGTTAAAAAAGACATTAATGGGAAAGACCATCAAGGACGTAGGCTCTACTCTCGAGCCATGATTGAAGCGGTCATTGAGCGCTTTGACAAGGCTGGAATCTTAGAGACAAAACGTATAGACTGGTCTCAACATCAGCACCTCAGTAATGAGATTGCTGAAGCGTGGAGTAACATCCGGGCTGATGAAACAAAATCAAACTAACAAAGGAAAAACAATGTCAGTAAATCGCACAGAAGAATATCTACCAGCCACTGACGAGTTCAGTGCATCTGCAATCAATGACCGCCCAGCGCAGTCAACCTCAACAGCAATCCAATCAGGTTGGGAAGCTGGAGAAAAGATCACACCTGTATCACAGGGATACGCCAAAGACTTTAAGTTTACCGATGGCGGCTTCCAGGTAGTTAAGTTCCTTGATCAAGACGGTCCGTTCGCTGTCTACAAGCAACACTTCCTTACCAACAAAGAAGGACAGAAGTCCTACATCTCCCTTGGGTCTAATGATCCTCTCTGCATCAAGCTTGGTAGCAAGCCAGAAGAGAAGCGTGCTTTCTCTATTGTCAACCTATCTGCTGAGGGCGGACCGCAACGTCAGATGCTTATTGCATCTCCACGTTTGTGGAAGGCACTACATGCAGCACACTTCTCCCCACAAGGTCCATTGACCCGTAACTATTGGGCAGTAAGTCGCACAGGTAAGCAACAGACAACTGCTTATCACATTAACCCAGTAAAGGGCCGTGACTTGATGGAAGACTGGCAGATTGACGAGGCTGCTTCAGACGCTTTCGTTGCATCAGTTCAGCCGTATACACGCGCTGACATCAAGACACCTACTTGGGATGAGCTAGAGGCTATCGCAGACTCTTTGCTCTAAAACACACATAGCTGTTAGAGGCCGATGACCCCCTTCCATCGGTCTCTAACTTTATAGGGGACACAATTTGAATATTATTACGACTAAAGAGCAACTGGATGAGATGGTTGCTTATTACCTCAAGCAAGATGCTTTTGCTTTTGACGTAGAAACTGTTGGACAACATAGAGGCATACCCGCAGTAAACGAAGTTCTCTGGATATCTTTTGCTACACGTGGCCGTGGAGATGTTATTCCTATGGGTCATCCCAACGGTGATTTCTTAGAAGCAATTAGGCCTT